AATTTCATGTTCAAGATCTCTGATTTGTCTTTGACATCCAGCGATCTTAGTATTGTTTTGAGAAATGCCATTCGTTAGTTGTAAGATCTCCTTCGATAGAGCATTGAATTGACGCTCTCGCTCCTCTTCCTCTTTAATTGCCTCTTCTAGTTCTTTATAACCAGATTGCAACTCGTTTGCTTTATTTTGAGCGTCCTTAATTTTATTTATTCTGAAGGTCTCTTCAATAGACTGTGTGCAGGTAGGGCAAACCCTATTCTCGGTAAAAAATTTATGCTCTTTAGTAATAGAAGATACTTTTTGGGAGATCTTACCTTTAAGGTTGCCAAGCTTACGAAGTTTTTCAGTTGCTCCTATATATTTTTCAATATATTCTTGAAGTTGATCAACCTCCTCATTTTTACACGAATTTATATTAATTAAATCGTTTTCTTCATTAAGAAGTTGTTGTATTTTTTCTTCTTTATTTTTAATATTATCCTTTCCACGATTTTCGAGTTCTTCAATAAACTCTTTCTGCATCTTAACTTTATCATTAAGAGACTCTTTTTTTAATTCAAAGGTTTTAATTTCTTCTTTGATTGAGCGAATTTTCTCTTTAATAACAAGATTCATAGAAGAGAAAATTTTAATATCCAACAAATCCTCAATCACCTCACGACGATGGGATGCGGGAAGTTGCATAAAAGGAACAAAAGTGCTTGAACCCAAAATAACAATTTGAGTAAAAGACTTATAGTTCATCTTAAGAACATTTTGTTCTAACCATTTCTGTTGATCTAAAGCGGCAGCAGACTGATCTAGAAGAAAATCATCACGATAAACTTCAAAAATATTTGGTTTGATGCCCCTTACGACTTTCCAAGAGATATTACCAATATCAAATTCAACTTCAACAACACACTCCCTATCGTTAACAGAATTAATAAGTTGTGGTTTATTAATTTTGCGAAATGGTTTCCCAAACAATGAAAAAGTTAGGGCATCAAGAACTGTACTCTTACCAGCCCCATTTGTACCGATAATTAGATTTGTTTTATTTTTGGTAAAATCAACTTCCGTATATTGATTGCCCGTAGAAAGAAAATTTTTCCATTTAATAGTTTTAAATAAAATCATGAGTCACGTTGTCTGGGGGAATTACAATATCATCTGGAGTTATTAATGTGTATTGATAATTATGAAGTTCGCACGTTTTTATCATCACATCATCTTCAATTTCAATCACATGCATTTCCGGATATCCGTCTTCTTCTAACATCATAGCATATCTTGAAGCATCATCTTCTTCCTCAAAAAGATAAAGGATTTGATCTCCTTCATCGTTAGCTACGGAATATGCTCCTTCAGTTTCCCTACCATTGATTGTTAGAATAAACATTAAATCATCTCACATGCCTCTTGATACACTTCTTGTAACAGTTTTTGAACTATTGACTTATCAAGATTAACTTCTGCCTCCTCAATATATCTATTCAAAATTGAAACAGTATCTTCTGATTCAAATGCTTCAAAATTTTCTGGTTCTTGAATATCAAAATTTTCAATAACTTTTAATTCTGCAATATTAGAATTATAAAGTTTATCGATAAATTTTTCAAATTTTTTGATATCTGATTTTTTGCGAACGACTACCTTTACAATTTTGTTTTCATACTCTCGCGCATCAAAAGTTTGATAATTTGTATCCTCATAATAAATGTTATGAAACATCTTATAAGGATTATCAATCGAAGTGTGCTCTAATGTCTCAGTGTCAAAAATAGTAAACCCACGATTATCACCTACATCAGTCCAGTAAATCTCATATGGATTCCCCAGATAAAAGACTGTTCCGTTAGTCGATCGAGTGTGATAGTGCCCCGAGTAGACACGCTTAAACTTCTCAAATAACTTGCTTTCTAAACCATGCTCCATGATGATTTGTCGATTAACTCGAAATCCTTGGAGTTCAAGATGACCCATCGCACACTGGCAAGTTGTCTTTTGAATAAGTTTAAGAGTGCGTTCTTCATTTTCTTGATTAATCCAAGGTATGAAGAGTATGGGTAGTTGACCCAACATCACTTCAGTTGGTTCAGAATATACAGTTACATTATCATACTCACGTAAAAGTAAATCTACTGCATTTACATTATTGGTATTTTTATAATAAGCAGTATGATTTCCCACAATTGTATGAACCTTTACTCCCATCTCTTGGAGACGGTCATAATAATTATTTTTAGCCCAAGAAAGTGCTGAAAAATCAATACCCTTACGACTATCAAAAGTATCTCCCATGTCTACAACAGTAGTAATCCCTTGCTCTTCGAGTGTAGGGAAAAATACATCATTGTAAAATTTCAGAAAATAATCGTGAAAGAGTTTGGAATTTTTACGACACCCGAAATGCTGGTCTGTTATAATAGCGACTTTCATTCAATACCGAAGTTTGGAATGCACTGCATCTTTAATAGAATTATAGTCACTATAATTGGATCCGTCAAGTGAGTTGTCATCAAAGACTTCAGAAAATCCAGAACGCTCAAGGATTTTGTTCTTGATTTCTAACTGACGCTTTTCTCTTTGAATGCGGCGAAGGAAAGCATAGTGAATAATCTGAGTAAAATAAGCAAAAGGATTTTGTGACTTCTCTGGATTAAAGTTATGAATGTATTGAACGCAGTTCTCAATACCATCAGAAATCATGTCCTCTTTGAACATGTAATTGACAAAATTTGGTTTGAATGATAAATGATTAGCAATCTTCAGGAAACACTCTCCAATGTAGCGAGGAATGGGAGGTTTTGGTTTCCCTTGAATTTCTGCAATTTCCTTATCTTCACGATACTTAATTAGAGCCGCAAGAAACTCCTTGTTATTAACATAATGCTCTGACCTCTTTCTTTTGGTCATGACTGCTGTGGTTATCATAAGTTTTTATCATTATTATGTAGGAATTATAACATCCAATCAAATAGTTGACAAGGTGCCTCAATCTCCGTATAATAACCTTTGTGGAGGTTCAAAAGATTAGCTTTAGCTATTTTTAAAAAGTTTCTCTAAGATCTCTTTAGCATCATTAACATTGGCAATATATCCCATTCTACGATTAATTTTAGAATGATTTGATGTATCATCTTTATTTGATTGTCTAACATAATTTTGATACATCATAATCATTTCTATATCAGAAGACTCGGACATAGTAAGAACATCATTCAAATTAATAATAAACATATCGTCAGTTGTAGTTTTTAACCAGGGTTCTATTTTATATCCAACAATTCCTTGTCTACTCTTAATTTCATTTACAATGATAGGGTTAGTTATAATTAATATTGTTCTATCATCTTCCTCAGAAGCTGCTACCTTTGCAAAGATTTCTTCACCGGTTTTTAATTTAAGAGTTGCATAAAAATCATCTTCTATCATTTTTTCTTAAGTTGTATAGTGATTATTTCATAATTAAAGTTCTCTTCATTATAGATTTTAATTCTTTCTATAAGATGGTTTAGAGTATAATTTTTTCGAGAGTTATAAGTGCAATCATCAGCAATATCATAAAGAACTGCTTTTGTTTTATTTTTTCCTTTTCTTAAAACTCTTCCAATTGACTGTAGATTTCTAATTCTTGATTTACTAGGTGATGCAAAAATTACATTATGTAGATTTTTAATGTTAATTCCTGTAGAAAAGGTTCCATATGAAGCAACAATAATTGCATTATTTTCCCTTTCTGTAATTTCTCTAACTAATTCTCTTTCTTCAGTATCAACTCCACCATGAATAAAAAATACTTTACGATCATCTCGTTTGTTATTATTTATCTTGTCGTAGAGTATTGCTCCGTGCGATTCAACTCTAGAAAACAATACCAAAGTATTTCCTTTCATATCTAGAGAAAGATTAGTAATAAACTTATTCCTCTGTTCGTGGGAAATTAAATATTGGATTTCATCTTCATAGGATTCAAATTTTTGCGGAGAATGTTTAAGAACTATGCAACGAATATCTAACTGCGAAAGATGTCCCTGTCGCATCAATTCATCAGTTTTAGTAACTTTATATGATGGACCAAATAACCCCTCTAGAACCCATTTATGAGTTTGTGTGCCATCAAGAGTTCCTGTAAATCCAAAACGATATTTTGCGTGATGGAGTTTAGTCATTATTTCAATTAGAGACTTACTTTTAAATAAATGTGCCTCATCCCCTATAATTACGTTATAGTCTTCGAAGAATGAGCGTTCTAATTTATATACAGATTGCCAGGTTGTAATCGTAACAGGATGTTCATTTGTTTTCTCTCTACCTGAATAAATGCGGTGACAATATGAGTCAGCATCCCAACCATAATCCTGAAAATCCTTATACATCTGCTCTACTAGAGATGTCGTCGGAACAACTAAAAGAATTTTTTGTCTTTTATCTACATAATATCTCACGATTGAATAAATCATCAGAGATTTGCCTGAGGCAGTTGGTGATATCAGCAGTTTTCGGTTGTGTCTTAGAGCATCATATACTCCCTCAATTTGATATTGACGTGGAGAATGAGAGCATATAGATGCCATATAGTCCTTGACACCTTCATATGAGATAGTTTCATTTACCTCAAAAGGTTGCCCATAAAATCTATTTTCTTTAAACTGATATTGATAATTATGCAAAGAAAGTTTATCAACGATCTTATCCAACAACCCCGCGTAAATTTCTCCCGTATGAGTGCTTAGCAGCCTAATTTTTCCATCCCAGTGTCTACTTCTGTACTGGGACATAAATTTTGCAGACTCAACCTCAAAGGTAAAATATGGTTGTAGTTCGTAGAGAATATGTGGTTCACAATGAAGTTTCAGAAAAACTTCATTTTTCTTTTCAATAAGTACTTCACTCATAGCATGATGATTGCTATGAGTATTTATTTACCCTAACCCAGACTGAAAACGAATAAACTCAATAGAGTTTTTAATTTGATAGGTTCTATTTTGAATCATCTTTAAGATGCTTTCGATATAAACGAGCATCGTATCGTAGTAATCTATCTTTAAGCAAACAGTTGAAAGTTTTTCGTCAGCATCAAGATACTTTTGCATTGTATCTTTATCTCGAATCTTTTTGGGGAATGGGTTATCGATATATGTTTCTGGATCTGCTTTTCCTGAGTAATATTCGTATCTTTCATGTCGAATGTTTCTTTTCTGCTGCTCTGCTTTTTTTCTTAAGAGAAAAATAGTATTATAAAGTTCAAAATACTTTGAATGAAGAACTGGGATATTTAAAGATTCTGTATGTAGATTATCAATGTCAATCTTAGAATCTTGCTCCCACATTTTTTGTATGGTATCAAGATCAAAACTCATAAAGGATTTCCAGAAAGGTCAACTATATTGTAAATAGTATACTTGAAAGTTACGTCCGCTGTAAAGTATTGAATATCTGTATCGGTAGCATCAAAATTTAAAGTTCCAAGAGAATATGGAAATAAGTCTTTAAATATAATTTGAAAATTTGGAAGAGATGAACTTGTCAATACTTGGAGAGTTCCGTCTGAGTATAAACCAAGTTGTTTTTGCGATTCAATTTTGGGGGTAATAAATCCTGTGTTTTGGAAATCATATATTTGTTGTAAACTTTCTGGATATCCTAGACCACGAATCCAGTTTTGTATTTCCATATAATTCTCAAGATTTTCGTCAACTAAAAATCTTAAGTTAAGATCTCCAAAAACAATTTTGTCTCCGGGAATATCAATATCTTTTAGATATGATGGTTGAGTTGTAGTACCTAAAGTGAGTTCTGGAATATTTGCTGAGTTGCAAAAAAATGCGACTTTAGGCACTCTTCTTAATGTAAATTTAAATCCTGTTGGAGATAAAAAGTTTCTATTGTCTGGTTGTCCCGCTACCATGATTTTTTTAAATATTTAGATAAAAAAAGAGGATCCCGAAGGATCCTCTGGGTAATTTATGTGAAATAGATCACATAAGGTTCTTAACAGAAACTCTTCTGTAATAACGGTTAGAGTTAACGTTAAGACCACCAAGACCCTGGGTAGTACCCTCAGCGAATGGGTTTGCAACCATTCCGTAACGGGTCTTAAATCCGATCTTAGGCTGGAAGCTGTTCTCACCAACGGCACGAACCATTTGGAGAGGAACATAAGGACAATAGAAGAGTCCGGCGTCATAAGGTGAAGAACCCTTATAACCAACAACATAGTACTGGTTGCCTGGAGTAGCATTGCCTGCAGTCAGGTTAGCAGCATATGGGTCAATGTATACGCGGAACTTGCCCATTAGAGTACCAGCAAAGGTGTTGCCAGTATCATCAACGTTTAGGTTTGCGTTGAGTGCAGGGGTGTAATCAAGAACACCAGCCATGGTCAGTGCTGAAGCAACGTCAGCAGAGCACATGATGATGTTGCCCTTTCCACGACGAGTTCTCTGAGCGATAGCATTAGCATCACGCTCAATCTGGAACAGAAGACCCTTGAACTTCTCAACCGACCAACGACCGTTGGAGTCAACGTCGAGGTCAAAGATGCCAGCAGTTGCCGTGTTTTGAACAGCACCTGTTTCTGCAGTCTTATAGATGGTTCTGATAACTTCGCGGTTGATTTCGGCAAGAATCTCAGTTGACAGAATGTTTGCCAACTCAGCTTCTGCATTCAGACCGTGAATTGCCTTAAGGTCTTGAGCAAGCTCAAGTGAATACTCAGCTTTCAGGGCGCGTGATCTTGCGGTAACAGTGACTTTCTCGATCGAGAATGCCATCTGGTTAAAGGCATCATTGCCGTCACCACTAAGATTTTCTGCATCGCCGGTCAACATACCTTGACCAACGTTGTATGCAGTTTGAGTTGTATTTGTTGATGGATTTAGTGCTCCTGGATTGGTTCCTGCCTGTGCAGAAGTACCAATACCAGAGTTTGTGCTACCAAAACCAACATTAGTGAGTCCTTTATTCTGACCAGAGAATGCAGAATCTACTTCATTGTAGAAAGTTTCAGTGCCAGACTGATCAGTATAGCGTGAGCGCATTGCAAAGATGAGTCCAGTGGGGCCACTCATTGGCTGAACGCCTGCAACGTCATAAGCGATCAGGTTAGGCATCGAACGACGGATCAATGAGATCAGTACTGGATCGAAACCTGCAGTAGGACCACCAGCAGCGGCGCTACCACTAAAACCACCACTAGCGCCATCGGCGTTAGCACTATTTGTTGGAACTGCCTCTGTGAGGAATGATCCTGATTGTTCGAAAGCAGATTGCTCACGAAGGAATTTTTCTTGGTTTTCGAGCAGGACAGCGGTTACAGCTCTACGATGTGAATCTTTGATTCCACCCTCATAATTGAGGAGAGGTGCCCACTTTTCCTGCAGATGCTCGGAATGGAACATTTGCGTTTTACCTTTTACTAAAGTGTTCTTGTTTTGGTTTGAATTATATTAAATTCAATTATTTGCTGAATGCTGAAAGAGTCTTCAGATATCTAGACATTGAACCAGAGACGAACTCTGGAGAACTATCTACACCCTCAGACAGATTTTCAGTTCTTGCATTTGGAGAAACTGCTCTTGATGGGAAATATGCTTCCCTTAAGGTCTCCATTTTTTCACGATATTCTTCTTCACTTTCAAACTCAACACTTTCGGCAAGTGAAGCGAGCTTGTCTTTCTGAGTGTCTGCAAGACCTTCAGTGACTTGTTCAAAGATTCCATCAGCAACCGACTCTGCGAGACGCTTGTTTATGGAAACATTTTTCTCGATTTGCTCGTTGAGTTTTGTCTCCATTTCATCAAGTTTTTCTACCATGCTTTCAAGCACATCATATTTATCTTCAGGGATTGTTACATAATGATCTTCAAAAAGACCCTTCATTCCCTGAAGGAATGATTCGGTCATTTCAGTCTTAAGACCTTGTTCAATGACGAGTGTATTTTCTTGCATCCACTCATCAGCAACATACTCAAGATATGCGTCTACACGCTCAGAAAGTTCAGATTTAATTTCTTCTACTTCTTCTGCAAGTGCAACAGCATACTGCTCTTCGATTGCCTCTTGAATTTGAGAGACTTTAGAACGAAGAGCGGCTTCAAAGATGGTGCGTGCTTTTTCTTGGAACTCTTCGGAAAGTTCCTCGCCTTCTAGAAGAGCATTGACATCTTCTTCGATGTCAAACTCTTCTTCCATCTCCTCTTCTTCCTCTTCTTCCTCTTCTTTTTTACCTTTTTTCTTACCGCCCTCTTCCTCTTCTTCTTCCTCTTCTTCTTTGGATTCTACGATTTCTTCTTCAATTTCTTCTTCGATGAGGTCTTCATCTTCGAGTTCTTCTTCTTCCTTTACGCCTTTCATTGCTTCAGCGGGTTTGGCACCTTTGGTGACAACATCCTTAACTTGCTTAAGGGTTCCTCCGGGTGTTTTTAATTTTGCTGAATCATCAGTAGAACGATAGTTAGAAGGGTCTGGCCCACCAAGATCTTCCCATCCTCCAGTTTGTCCTGGTGTTGCACCAGAAAGATGTGGCATTGCATCCGCTGCTTTAGCATTAGCATTGACAGCGGTTCTGGATTGCTTAGTGCCTACTTCCATTTCTTGTAAATCTCCACGAGACATTTGAACTCTCCGTTTAACCTTTAGTTATAAACTATATTTATTTATAATTTAATAAATTACAATGAGTTTAAAAACTCATTAAATAGCGATAACTTATATTCCTCAAGAATACCCTCATTAACTAGAGTATTTATTCTTCTTTGTGTGTTTTCTGCAACCTTTTCTCTTAACATTCCACCATCCCACACCCATTCCTTACCTTCCATAATTCCCTGAACAAAAGCATCAGGTGCAGAAGGATCCGCTACAATATCAGCAGCGGTCGCAAGCATAAAATCTTCACCAACTTCATTATATCCTTCTTTAGTTGGTCTTACGGATCCAATACCACGAGAAGAAACTCCAAGAGTTACTCCTTCTTTAAGAAGTGACTCTGCAATCTTACCCATTGGTGTGGAAAGAATCTGTGCTTTACCAATAAAATTATTTCCCTCTTGAGTAAGAGATACGATTTTATGAGAAACTCGATCAAGATTTACTGTTGGACCATCGGGATGTCCTAACTCACCAAGAGCACGCCCTTTATTCACATATTGTTCAGTATAACGCTTAACCTCTCTTTCCATAACAGGCATACGATATATTCTGTTATTGCGATTAGGTTGTTCAGTTTGAAGGAAAGGTCCTTGAATGTAAAGAGTTTTTTTGCCGTTTACATTTTCGGTAATAACTTCTACTGATTCAATTTCTTCGGTGATGAGTTTCATTTTAGGCGACTCCTGAGATTTGAACTTGTTGGTAATAGAGAGTTCCTGAACCAGCACCGTATGCAGAAACTTTATTGGAATTGATAATAGTTGCATCTGCAGAAGAAAATGCAGTTACAATACCACTTGAATTATAGTTAACAGTCATTCTTGTCTGATAATATCCATTTACATTTGCAGTGGTATCAACTGACAAAACTCTTTGATGAGTAAAATCATAATATGATTGACCCGTTGCAGTTAATGTAACATAATCACCAACACCAAAAGGAACTTGGGTTCCCTCCGGAACTATGACTGTTGTTGTGGTTCCTGTTGTAACGCCAACAACACGATTAGATGCTTTGGTTAATGCAAGAGTCGCTTCTCCTCCAGAAGGAACATAATAATCCGTATTAGTTGCTGAAGGAGTTGCACCAACTGCTATATGAGCACCGCCACTAACAGAAACTACTCTCAAAACACTCGACTGAACTGAAAATGAAGATGATGTGGTTGCAGTTCCTGCACTAAAGGTAAATGAGGATCCTGCCCCAACTGGTCTATGAGCCATTATTTTTATAGTACACTTTTAGTTATTTATTATTTAATCAAGTTAGATCAAAAAAATCAATAGAAGCAGTAGCATCAAAGGTTCCAGATATTGATCTTACTGCAACAGTCATAATATCACTGACTTTACTTTGAGTTCTTCCTAATTGTAAGTCCCAGTTATACAATGCTTCAATATCTAATTGTCCAGCAACTTTGTTTGAAGTAGAACTCATTTCATTAAAAATTATTGTCCCACCAGTTAATGTAGTTGCATCAGTATTATACTGAACATTTTGTGATGATGTTGATGACCAAACTAATGCCCCTACATTTGATAGAGTTGCATTTTTAATTAGCGCAAGTTCATAAATTGCACCCGCAGTAGAATCAAAAACTGACTTAACTCCTCTAGGAAGAACAATTGCATCTTCTCTTCCTGGTGCAAGACGAATACTTATAAGAGGAACAAAAGTAGTGACACCAATGCCAGTCCTTAATGTAGTTCTTCTTGCAATATCTCTTGCTTGAAGTTTATCATATCCACCATTATTCTGAATAGATACACAAATCTGTTTCATTGTAGATGCAGATGTTGTGATTCCTGTGTTTAGAATCTCATAACGAACTGGAAGAGATGCAGTTGTCATATAAACACTATCAAGAGTGTTTGCGTGATTAAAAACGTGTGCAGTGTGAAACTTTCCATTTGCATTTACAAATCCAATTCTTGCACATCCCACACCTAACCACTCATATTCACTAAACATAAGTTGTGCCTTAGTCATATCTAAAGCGATACCACTTGGATTAGATTCATTCGGACCAGAACCATCTAAAGTATCACGATTCCATTCTGATTGTGGAACTGAAATTGTTGTTCCAACACCAGATATTGCAGTTCTCTTAATAATATTAAGTTGCGAACCATTAAGTTCTATCATCAAACCATTTTCGGATGATGCATATCCTGCTCTCTGAACCAGATTTTCCTTTGCAGGATTAAATACAAATGTCTGAAGAACTTGTAACGACTTGCCTGGTTGATATGAAAATACTCTTTTACTTTCACGAATAATAGAACATCCTGCAGTGGTTCCTATTCCTAATGTTGCGGTGCTTTGTTCGGTTATGATTCCTACTGTAGAACCTGCACCAAGAACTACATCATCAAAATCTCCGTCCTGAGAATATCTATGAGTAGAGTCAAAAAGTGTATATGGATTTGATACTTTGACTCTTCCAAATAAGTCACCATTAAAACCTTGACCGACTGGATCAAAGATTTCACCATATCTATCTGCCTGCATGTACACTTCAAATAGTGTACGCTCTTGGTTTAGATAATCTTGATTATTCTTATTCCACTGAGCCATTTATCAATCAATCCATTCTAACTTTGATGGGTGGTATCTTTGTACGTTTTTGATATTAAAGTTTTTTTCCATCACTGGATAAATTTGATGAACAACAGCACCCGGATAATCAGATTGTAGTTGCTCACCTAGTTCTCTTGGAGAAGGAACTCCAGTTTTAGTTACTAACTCTAAACGATATAAACTTCCTTGCCACATTACGTCGGCAACATATCCTTCACCGACTTGCTGTGGTTGTTCTGATTGAGCACCAATATAAAGATTTCCTGTGAAATCGCCAGCAATATTAACTGATTCTGAGATAAATTGCTTGAAAGATTTCATATCATTCCTCTTCTTGTTCCTCTTGACCAAACATATTCATTGCAACTGCTGGGCGAAATTCGTCAATTTTTTCAGCAGACTTTGTGAATAAAAGTTCTTTAATCTTATCACTAATCTGTGCGGGAGACTCATCAGATGCAATCATATCTAAAAGATCATCCATTGTTAATACCTAAGTAATTTTCTTTATTTATATTTCACCGCCCTTGGGCATTTCTGCTATTTTCCCACTTGCCTCTGTTGCTGCACCTTGAGCATCAATATTTGGTTCCATTACTGGTTGACCAAGATCCATTTGTGAGGTTTGATCCAAAGGCATACCTGTCATTGGATCAACTGGCGCGTTAGGATCAGGAATAATTCCATCTTCAATTTCTTTCTTCATAATTTTATCTTGTTCAATAATTTCTTCATCGGTTTGACGTAGAATTTTTCTTCTCAGATAGTCTTGGGAAAAATATTTTCCAACATATGGTTCTGCAATTTGAACCATATTTAATCTTTCATTCAAAAGTTCTGCATCCTTGAGCTCTGCAAAATGATTATCATACAAGAAGTCATATTGAATATGCTCTTGCATAATTTCCCAATCTTCTGGAGTAATAATATTTTTGAGAATTAACTGAGTTTTCAGCATATCGTGGAACATATAAGAAAATCTTTTTCTTAAACGAGCAACAAACTTGCTGAATTTAACTTCATCACGCAGAATTTCCGATGAGCGTCCAAGATTAAATCCACCCTCTCCATCCATTCTTGAAGGAGGAACGTTCAATGAACGATAAAGTTTCTTTTTGAAGTATTCAATATCGGTAATTTCTCCAAGATTTTGACCCCCAGGAAGAGTAGAAATTTCAGTTCCTCTACCACCCTCTCTCCTTGGAAGCCAAAAGTCCTCAAGCATTGCCATAAATTTCTTATCATCACGAATCTCTCCCGTTGATGCATCGTAAACAAGTTTATTGCGATAACGCATCATAACATCGCGAAGATATTGTTCTGCCTTTACTTTTGGTAGATTGCCCACATCAATGTAGAAAATTCTACGCTCCGGAGCACGAGACAATCTATAGATTACAAGACTATCCTCAATCATTCTTAGTTGATTGAGTGATTTAATTGCTTTATGAAGATATGAAAGAGTTGATCCCTTGTTTCTATCTACAAGACCTGATGTGCAGTAAGTAATGGAATCTTTGGTCATTTTGATACCAGCAGTTCCACCAAGAGATGATGGATTACTTGCTGGATAAGTCATTTTTGGATTGTAAATAAAGTATTCCTCAATTTGAGGAAATTCAAAATCCATTGGATTATCTGCATTAATATTGGCAAGTCTATACTTATCTTTATCAGTTTTTTTCTGCTGTCTTACATATCTCATCTTCATGGGATCTATGTAACGCAGTTCTTGAATTCCTTCCTGTGGATTTTTAAAATCAATTATTTTGTGATAATAAATTCTTCCATCAACGTACCAATTTCTATAAATTTCGTGAGATTTTTTGTCGAAATCTAAAAGTGAAAGAATATGTCTAAATTCTTGTCTGATTTTTTTCTTAATACCATCACTAGCATTTAAATTTGATAATTCAATTTCTACTGGAGAATCATTTGTGTCTGATACAATTGCTTCATTTACGATATCTTCAATCGCACTATCGCATTCTGGGTGAAGTGCCATTTCTCGATATCGTTTAATTAAATCAAACTCAGTCCTATATACACCTTCAATATCAACGTAAGAACCAAAAAAACCACTACTTAAGTAGTGGTCAGTCGAGTCCTCATTATTGGGAGGAACTGGACTGACCGTACTTGGAGACAGTGGTTCTGTATCTTCAATTGAAAAACCAAACAATCTTGCCATGATTTATTTTTTACCCTTACCTTTGCACTATTTATTAAGTTCGCGCTGCAGTGGTTCCACCAATAATTTCGTAAGATTGAACTTGGAATTCTACGGTGAATTCTTCAATAGTATCACCACTATCATATGAAAGATCAATATTGGAGACGGAGGTTGGGAAAATATCAACAAACTTGTATGCAGCTAAGATAGAACTATCCGAACCAGCATTAGTAGTGCTGTTTATTTGAGAACCTCTTCCTAGTTGATAGACAGTAGCATTACTCATGTAAGCTGCTGGTTGGGTAGCACCTAAATTATTGTCTAATTTAGCAATAAGTTCGGTCCAGGCTTCAAATGCTCTTCTTAGTTTAAAGTCTTCATCATTGATGATGGTAACAGTCCAAGTATCAATTGTTCTATCGCCAGCAACTTTAAAAATTCTTCCTCTAAAAGGAACGTCAATTGCTGCAATATTTGATGCGGGAAGAGCAGCTGCTTTGCAAAGATACTTGAATTTATCTGCATCCCAAGAAATTCCAGTTGGGAAAGTGGTTAGTTCAACTTCGAACAAATTGGGACGAGCGCCACCACCACTTAAAGC